ATCTTGCCGCATGTTGGTAATCACCTAGGTTGCCCTTAGGTCCACCAAAGTTTATAAAGTTATCAAAGTATCCGTCGAATATTCCCATAATAATATTTATCTTACTAATTATATACGTATATAAAGATAAAGGGGGCCTAAGCCCCCTTAATGGCAATCTAACTAGTTTTATTGTTACCCAGCACCGGTTACAAAGGTTCCTAGTGTTCTTCCTACTGATGTTCCTACACCTGTTCCGTTTGGTGATTGTACAGCGTTGTCATACTGAATAGTTAGTGTAACTGTGACTGGTTCATTGTTAGCATATGCTAATGTGTTATAGTTTGCTTCGCTAACATAGCAGCCGTATACTTCCCATGTTTCAAGTACATTTGGAGTTAAAGCACCGTTGCCGCCATCTAGAATTTCTATTCTTGTTAAGAATTTGTAATCTTGACCGCTTGCAGCAGCAGCTTGTTCCATAAAGTCAAATTGCTTTTGTAGTTGTTCGCCTACTAGTTTTTGTACGTTGTTGTTTACATCTTCGCGTAGGTTTAGTGTAAGTGGGTTCCATGTGTGTTTGCCAGCTAGATTAACCTTTGAGTTATACACCGGAATTTCGATGTTTTCAAAACTTATCTGAGGTCTAGTAACATCCACAACTTGTTTTGTAAGTTCAGTAGTTGGAGTTGATACACCAAAATTCTCTAATGATACTCTAAAACGATATTGTAGTTTAGGCATTAAAAGGCCTTGAGAACTAGCACTATCGTTGGTTGCTAATGGAACCGAAATTTTGCTTAATGATGAGATTGCCATATAATAAACTCCTTATCACAAGTATTTATCATTTATAGGGGGAGTTTAGTCTCCCCCTATAAAACGACTTATAAACCTGCGATTTCTCCTGTGTTCTTCAAGCGTAACGGAATGTAAATAAATTCAATTGCTTTTACTGGTTCAATTGCAATATCTACATACAACTCGTTTCTATCTATTCTGTTTGGTGTGTTGTTTGATTCGTCACACACTACTAGATAGTCATAAATTGCTCTTAGTCCGATTAGCTCAACTAGTAAACTTTCAACTTGCTGTTTGATTTCGTCACGTGTGATTTTATCATTTGGTTCGAATATGTATGGTTTTGCAAGTGTTTTAAGTTGACTGCGTAAGTAAATTACTAGTCTTGCAACGTTAATTCTGTCAAGCGCACTTGCATTTCTTGCACGAGTTTTTTGACCAAATACTACCAATCCTGCTCCATTTAGGAATGTAATTGGGTTTACATTTGATTGATATAGTGTATCTCTTTGGCCTTCATTTAGTGCAATACTTACAAATTCACCTTCTGCATTAATATAACCTGTTGCAGATGCGTTGGTTACTCCGCCACGTCTTGTACCAGCAGGTGCAAACCATGGATAAGCAACTTGGTCGTTAAGTGCTATAGTGCGTAGTACCATGTGCGATGCTGGAACAACAATGTTATTTCCTGCGTTATCTGATGTAAATCCACTTGGGTAGTATACACCTAGATATTCGTCACGACTTACAAGACCGATATCGTTATCTTCAACTGCTAAGTTAACGTTGGTTGCCCAGTTGCTGATTGAAGTTGTTGTCGGTTGTAGTCTCATTGGACTATCACCTACTACAAATGCTGTTAATCCGCGGTCGTAGTTTAGACTAATCATTTCACCAATTAGTTCTGGATATCCTGGTGTTGCAATCAAGTTAAACAGTCTTGTTTCGTCATCACGAGCTTCGTCGTTGTTGTTAACCGCTGCTTGTAGTTTTTGTACAACTACTTTACGTTGAGCTATGCGACCAAACGCACCCGATCCGTCTTCGTTGTTAGAAGATTCAGTTACCCAACGATGTGGATAGTAACCGGCCATTGACTGGTCGCTGAATCTAGTATTTACAGCGTTGATGTCAACATAGTCACGTTCAAAACGCTTTACGTTGAAGCCGCTTCTACGTAGGTTCCACAATAGCATACCTTTTGGATATAATGCAGGATCTGGTGCATCTGGGTCTAAGTAGTTGCTTGTTAGAAGATCGACAATATCGCCTGCTTCGTTGCTGTTGGCACCTGCTGTATTATAACGAGCATCGGCAAATAGCACACCAGATTCAGTAGTTTGATCTGACTTGTCTAGTTGTACCCACTTGCTTGTTAAGCCGTTATAGCGATAGATTCCAGGATAGTTTTCAGTGTCAGCAGTGGATATCCACAAATCGCCATCAACTAAACTACTACCATCTGACTGCTCAGTTGGCTGAGTTGCAGCAACGATTGGTCCTAGCGGATCGCAGTCTGCATAAGATGCGTTGAAGTTTTGATATCCGACCCATGTAGTACCGTTGTGAATTAATATATCAACTTCGTCAACTACACTGCTATACCACAGTGCGCCATCTGCTGGTGTAGTAGTCGGTTCTGTTTCACTTGCAGTATATGTTAGTGCTTTCCAAAGAGTAGCAACGTAACTTCCTGCTGTACCATCTGGAGCATCATAGAAGTTTGTTGTTGTTGATGAATCAGTTGCATCATAAACTGCAAACATGTTTCCTAGTGGATCGCTTGTTCCGTCTACGAGTCTCATTTCACCGCCAGTTGCATGGCTTATAGTAATTCTGTTTTGTGAATCTACGCTTGCAGTTACGTTAGTTAGTGCGGCTGCATTAATTGCGTTTGCAATAAGATCTGCATCAGATACTGCGCCAGTTGATGTGAACGAAATAGTCGATGCGCTTGACATAGTTGCTGAATTCACTGTGCTTTCGCTTATTGTGAATGTCCACGAACCTGCAGGGAATGTGCTTGCAGTTACTCTAGCACTTCTAATGCTTGTAGCACCAGATGCGTTTCTTCTGAACAACTTAAATGTTGCTAGTTTAGCACTAGCACTATCTTCTGCTATGTTGCTTTGAATGTAGATGTCGCCTTCGACTAGATTTGCACCGCCGCCTGCATTATCTAAACTATATATAGCAGCATGGTTTGTGTCATAAATTGGTGCAGGTATAGTGCTCCAAATTTCAGTATCGGAACTGTAACGCTTTACACTCCACTTGGCACCAAGATTTGGACTTGTAGTCTTAACCCAAACTGATCCAGACGGGCGCGGTTGAGTATCATTTGTTTTGAATTCTGGTACAGAAGTGTGCGGTGCAATATTCAAACGTGGTGAATAATAGTCACGTTGTGTAATTCCTAGTAGTGTAAAGGTTGCATCATCACCGTAGATAGATAGTAAGTCACTAGTTGAGCCGTTATTGTAAATTACCAATCTGCTGTTTACAACATCTGCACTTACACCAGTTCCGGTCATTGCTGTGTTAATGTCAGATCTTAGTGTTGAAAGTGATGTTCCAGTAAGTGTTACTGCTACTACGCCCGAGCTATCACTTGCTAAGTCAAAGTTTATGGTTCTACCAACAACTAGTGTTGGGTTACTGTTTGTACCAGTGACAACTGGCCAGCTTGCTTTCCATGCAGCAGAACCTACTTCAACCCATACACCGCTTGAGTTTTTAAACCACATACGGTTTACATTTGTAACAGCAACAACAGCGTAATCGCCAACAGCACCTACGCTACCTTTTGGTGTGTAGTCTTCGCCGTCAAAGTCAACAACCTTTGTTGTGTCAGTGATTACAGTTGGGACTTTATTTGAAAAACTTTGTCCGCCTGTAGTTGTTCCGGCAGCGCCATTCCATTCAAAAATACCGTAGAACGAATTGTCAATATCAAACCAGTACGATCCGTCAGTTGGATCACCTGCTGTAGCAGTTGCACTTGCAGTAATAGCAGCTAAGTCAACATCAGCTCTTACAATGTATGCTCTGTTTGATACGCCTAAATATGAATAAGCAGCCTGCAAACCATACTCGTTTTGCTCGCCGCCGTGAATTGGATTGTTGTTTGCATCGGTATAAAATAACGGATCGCCAAATGTTTCAGATAATTCTCTTTGTGACGAAACCAAGTATACTTTATTTGCATTTGCTGCTAATGTACCGGGTGCTATGCCTGTATTACCCGGATTAGCTTTATTTTCTTTTGTAGCTACAAAAATTAAAGGTGTAGTACCTGGTTCAGCAGGAGTATAGAAACTCTCATCAATTACTGATACCTGTACACCCGGTGATACTAATGCCATTGTTTATTTCTCCTTGTGGATAGTTGTTGCTATTATTATTTAGCTTATATCTGGAGAATTTTGTAGTTTACAAGTAGAAAAATGCGTAGTTAAAGAATAAAAGACAGCAGTTGTGTTGTATTAAATTCTAGATTTTGTAAGTCGCTATTGTTGTCTATTGTATAATCTGCCATCCATTGTTCTAAGCTCATACTGTCAGCCGATTCTAAAGGAAGATGCATACTTCTGTCAACCCAGATTGCGTAATCGAATACTCCTGTATTTTTCATAGCAAAGAATTCACGTTTATTACGTAGACCGCAATAAATGTCGTGAGCTTTAAAAATTTCTCGACCTAACTTAGCTGCATCAGGAACATTATAATTGCAGATAGCATCATACCATTCTGCTCTGTGATTGTGCCTGTCAGCATAACACTCTTCTTCATTATAATATCCATACTTGTCCTTTAACATATCAAATATAAAAAGTTTACTGCAAAACTGACTACTACTTTCAAAGCTAAACCCGTATTTGTCTCGAAGTATTTCGCAGACAGTGTCTTTGCCATGTCGACCGTGACCAATTACAAGTAACTTTGGTAAACTCATTTATTCCTCGTGTTATATTAATTTTTTTATAATAACAAAATATAAGACTTTTGTCAAGAATTATACACCGTATTTGTTTGTTTTCTTTTTTGCTACAGGGCTTGCTGTATTTGTGTCAGGTGTTTCAATACTTTTTGAATTTGTAATCTTTGTTGGGTCAACTCCCATTAGTTCACTTGCTAATCTAACAGTTTCGTCGTCTTCAGGAACAAAACCAATTTGAGTTAAATTTTCGGCCCACGCAGATTCTTGTTCAAAGTCTGTACTTTTTAAATCCCCGTTTTGTAAAGCTCTTGCCGAGGCAACTGCAAGTCCATATCTGTATTGCATGTAAGGATCTGTATTACGTAATTGTTTTTGTATAAACCCACTTGGCAACGGATTAGTAACATTTGTTGGTAGGACTGTTGCAGATCCAGTTAACTTAGGATCTTTTTTTTCCTGTATGATATCTCTTATTTTCATGTGTTATCCTATTATGAAACTGTATCCAGTACCGCCGGGGACCGCTGTAAATACTTCATTCTCTAATTTTTCTAACTCGGCCTGTGCTTCAGCTTTTAAAGAGGTTCCGTTAAGACTTGTTCCGCCTTGTGGACCTGCAATAGTAGCAAACTTTTCTCTTGCTTCTCCTAACATGTATTTGCAGGCAGCAAGAGCATAATCCTTAATCCATTGTTTAGCTAGATAATCCTGTAGTAGTTGGCCGTCGGGTCTATAATTATAACAATATATCAACACTTCTTCACCTGCTCTAGGACGCTGTAACAGTGTTAGTCTTTTAGTAGCAGAATTCCATGTAAATTCTATAAAACTACCAAACATGCGACCGACTAGTTCTTGTTGTCCTGCAAATAACTCGTATGTTGCAAGTCCTCCCATTCCGCTACCTGCTAACAAGTATGTGTTTGTATATGCTAGGTTAAATGGTTCAAACAAACTACTACCGTCACCCGAACCACTACGTGATCCTACACTGCGCCTAAATATCTGTCTGACTTCGATAACTTCCGGAGGTAAAATATAAGAGTTTTGGTCCTCGACAAGTTTTAATGTTATGTAACTTTCTTCAACAGCGTGTTCACTACGTTGGCGAAATCGGTTTAGGGCTTTGGTCAGTGCTGCTTCGTAGTGTGCCGGATCTAGTTCCACATCAATCATGCCGCCGCCTAACATAGTGTGTATATAATCAAACACTTCTTGTTTTTGTGTGACTAAATTATTATCTGCCATTTTATGTTGTCTCCAATAGTATTTATCGCTGA